GGCGGCGCGCGAGCTCGGAGATCGCGGCGGTGTTCGCGTTCGTGAGGTGGCGGGAGTCGACCCGCCGCATCCCGGTCGCGTCCTTCTTCACGACGCCCGGGATCACCCGCTCGACCTCCTGCGCGATCACCCCGACGTGCTTGCCACCGTCGTCCGCCCCCGGCCTGTAGATGAACTCGACCCCGTGGATGCCGTCCGCTAGCGCGTCGGCGAGGGTCTTCGGCTTGATGTTCTTCTTCGCGCGCTCGTCGGAGAGCGCCCCGATGACGCTGCCGCCGGCCGAGAGGAAGCCGCCTTGCTTCTGCGTCGCCGCGGCGGCGCGGGCGGCTTCGGCCGCCTGCTCGGAGGACACTGTCCCCGCGGACTGGCCCGAGGCCGTGAGTTGGGCGTCGAGGAGGGCCTTCCGCCAGGCATCGTTCGTCTGCTGCTGCGTGATGTCCTCGCCGCGGACGCCTTGGAGAGCCCCCGCGAGCTGGCCGCGAGCGTTGGCTTGCTCGTTCGCGCGCAGCGTGGCGGCGTCGTTGTTCGCCTGGCCCGTGATCGAGGCGGCGCCCTCGGATGCGGTCCGGAGCGCAGAGCCCGGCGAGTGCCCGCGGAGAGCGGACGCGAGGCCGAACTGCCTGGCGGTGTCGACGGCGGTCTGGCGCTTGAGCTGCTGCTCGGCGGCGGACGGCACTTGCCCTGCGGCGGCCGCCTGCAGTTGCCCGAGCGATTGCTCTTGCTGCCCGCGCGTCTGGTCCTGCGCGCCGGTCTGCGGGACGTAGTCCTTGCGCTCGTCGGCGAAGCTGGTCGCGAGGCCGCGCGTGCGCGCCGCCTCGTCGGCGGAGACGTTCGTATTGACGTCGCCCTTCCCCGATAGAAAGCCCGCCGGATCGAGGAAAGAGAGGCTGCTCGGAAGCTGGCCCTTCTTCGCGGAGTCATACCAGGCCATAGTGGTCCCCCTTACTGAACGGCTGCGCAGCTTGACGCGCCACCCCCGCCAGCCTCATCCTTCCGGCATGCGACACATCCCGGCGGTGGTGCTCATGTTGGTTGCGGTCGGCGCTTGCTCCGAAGAGCCGCCCGCGCAGGTAGGATCGGATGCAGTCCCGGCGATGACCGGCCCCTCGGAGGCGACGCTGCTCTCCGGCGTCTTCATCGCTCCCGACGGCGACGGCTGCACGTATGCCGCGGGCTTCGACGGCCGCAGCGAAGCGAGCCTCGGGCGCTACTGCTCGGGCGGCGCCCGCGCGCAGTGGTCGACGACTTACGGCACGTACGAGGCCCGCCGCTCGGACCCGACTTCGAAGGGATACCCGGCTGCCTTCGTCGCGACGTTCACCGTCACGCAGAGCCCGTGCCTCGCCGTCGGGACGACCCTCGCCCTCGATGGCGTCGCGGACGTCTCGGCGCTCGCGCTCTCCGACGGATCGGTCTCCCGCGACCTCTCGGCCGTGCCGAAGGCGCAGCTTCCGACCCTCCTCGGGGCGACGAACCCGGAGAGCGGCTGCTTCGCCCCCGACGGCACCTTCACGCAGCAGTAGCCGCATCACGGGATCCTCTGGGCGGCGCCGTACCGCGTGAGCCCCGGCTTCGTCCCGATGCGGAGCGTGACGCCGTCAATCTTCGGACCCGCGGTCGATGACGTCTCGGTGATGACGATCTGGAAGGCCGAGAGCCGCTGCACGGCCGGCTTCACCTCCCACTCCCAGCGCGGGTTGCCGGCCAGCGTGACCGGGTAGCTCTTCGGCGTCTCGGTGGTCGTCGTCGAGTCGAAGTCCTTGTAGAGCGAGATGCCGAGCGTGTGATCGCCGGCGGTGGCGCCGAGCCCCTGCATGCGGCTGATCCGCTGGAACCCTCGGAAGCCCGAGAGCTGGACCCAAGGCGAGGTCACCTTGAGCGCGTATGCTGCTCCGGCCTCGGTGTAGACCGCCCCCGGCGCGCCCTCGACGACCACCGCCGCCGAAGGCGTGGCGTAGACGGGCTGACCGTTCCAGAGGCACGCGGCGGTCGCCGGCTGGCCGGTGAACGTCGACCACATGGCCGCGCTCAGGTCGTAGACGAGCGTGCGCCCGGAGGCGGTGTAGAAGCGAGCCTGCGCCTGCTTCGGCACGACGATCGAAGCGGTGACCGTCTCCGAGTAGGCCTGGACCTCGGAGCCGACGTACGTCCCGTCCGCGTTGCGCGCGATCCCGAGCCCGCGGTCGAGGAGGCGCATCCCGTTGATGGTGTTCGTCGGCTGGAAGAACACGCCAGCCGCCGTCGAGAGGATCGACTTCGCGTTAGAGGCCCCGAAGTTCGGTGCCACGATCTGGGGCGTGGAGAACCCGCCCTGACCGAGCTCGTTCGGCCCGTCGCCATTGAAGGCGTAGAGCGCGTCGCCCTTGACCACGATGATCTTGTCGTCGATGGTGCCGAGCCCGACGATCCCGCCGTGGTCGTCCTCGATCCGGATGATGTTGTCCTCGGAGAAGCGCGGGCCCTCGCCGGGGACGATCAGGTTCGACGGCCAGATCTCGTTGGTGTCGTCGCCCGAGACTCCGATGAGGCGGCCGCGCGTGGCGATCACGAAGATGAAGCCCGGGATCGTGTCGTTCGGCTGCACGCCCCCCGTCGTGTAGAGCACCTGTTGGCTCGGGAGCGTGGCGTCCGACATCGTGTCGGTGAAGTCCACGAAGTCGACGCTCGGGTCGTTCGCGATCTGCCCGACCTTCTGCAAGAGGACGTTGTCCCCAGGGAGGCCGCGGTAGAACTCGATGAAGACGTTCGTCCGCCCCGTGAGCCTGAGCGTCGGCGTGTGTAGCTTCGCGGCCGTCGCGCCGCCGCTCAGCGTGAAGCTCTCGATGACCGAGGGGCGGCTTCGCCAGATCCGGCCCTGCGCATCGGCGTAGGCATAGACGACCCGCCACCAGTAAGTCGAGGCAGCCGTGAGGCCACCGGCGCCGTTGTTCGAGATCGCCGGCTGCTCGGGGAAGTAGGCGAAGCCTGCTTCGGCAAACGACACGCCATCGAACTGCCCGAGCGCGCCGCCCGGGACGAAGAGGGAGTCGGCCGCGAAGACGGGCTGCCCGAGCCCGTCGGCAGCCCCAGCCGTTGAGTGGTCGATCGTGATCGAACTGACGCCGATGATCGCGTTCGAGATCCCGCCGTTGGTCAGGCGGACGATGATGTTCCCGCCCGTCACGAAGCGCGTCGCCGACACCGCCGCGACGTTGCAGAACGAGCCATTGATCCCCGGCGATCCAGAGGTGAACTCCGCCGTCCCGGGCGCGATGATCGCGAGTGGCGTCCCGCGGATGATGGGATCGGATCCGGGAGCGGGGATGCGCAGGACGTAGTATGTCGACTGCGTGACCGTCCCGAGGTATCCGGCGAGGATGTAGTAGTCCCCGCCGAACGTCCACGCCTTCGAGCAAAGCGACGTCCCGTGCGGCTCAGCCGCCGTCATTTCTGAGATCGCGCCAGAGTTGCGCACAAAGATCCGGATTAAGTCGAGCGTCGACGGGAGCGACGCTCCGTGATGCCAGACCACGGTGAACTCGCCGGTCGCCGTCGCGTCGCGCGTCCATCCGTCGATGCACCGAACTTGAAACTCGGCGCCGTCGAGCGTGTACGTGCTCACGGCCTGGCGTGTGGCGCCTGAGCGCGGGATGTCCCACTGCACCCGGACGCCCTGCGTGCCATCCGCCGTGCAGAGCGCGAGCTTCCCGGACGCGCCAAAGTCCTGCATCCACCCGAGCGTCACGTCCATGTGGACGGTGGCGGCCGTGGCATCGTTGAGCGTCCAGATTGACGTCGTGAGAGCCGCAGGATCGAAGTCGACCCCCTTGACCTTGGGCGTCCCGTCCGAGTAAGCGACGCGCACGACAGAGCCATCGGCGATGGCGTCGAAGCGCGCGGAAAATCCGCTGTCGCCAGCTCCGGCGGTCTGATTCGCCGGGGACGCGAGCGCGGCGATCGTCCATCGGTCGAAGGAGATGTTGCCGCCGGTCGTCTGGTAGCAGAAGACGGCGTAGGTGTTCTGCACGATCACGACGACCTGGCTGGATTGAGCGAGGGTCGTGTTGACGGCCCTCGCGAAGAGCTGCTCTCCCGTCGTCGCGTCGATGATGACCTGATGGTGGATGATCGTATTCGTCGCCGAGAGCGTCTGATAGCCAACGAAGAAGTACCCCGAGGAGTAAGCGATCGTCGGCTTGCGGCCGTCGCTCGTGAGCTGCTGGCGGGTGGCGCGCAGCGGGCCGCGGCGGTCGCTCGAGATGACCGGGAGCGTCCCGCGGTTCCCGGCCCATTTCAGTCCGGTCGGGCTCCACGAGCTGGCCGGTTCGATGCCAGGAGTGGAAAAGGACACGAGGCCGGAGCTGTGGGCGCCGAGCGCGTGAGGCTGGCGGAGCGTCCCGCCGGCGGTCGTCGTGGTGCCGAGCGCGGCCCCGCCGTAGCGCTTCACGATCTCGCCGCTGCGCAGGCAGAAGGCGTTCTCGAGCCCGACGACCTTGCCGAGCGGGAGGAGCTTGTCGTCGACGTCGGTTCGGATGCCGACGCCGAGCGGGATGAAGAGGTTCGTCTTCGGCCCGGGCATCAGGTGAACCTCACGCTCGCCGTGACCGGCGCCGACGCCTTGAGGATGATGAACGTCTCGGGCGTGGGGTTGACCGTCGGCGACTGCCAGATCACGGCGTTCGCGTTGCGGTCGACCACCTCCCACGTCTCGACCTGATGGCCGAGCCCGTGATAGACGCGCGTGTCTCCCGTTCCGATCGCCTGGCGGACGATGTGGTCGTTCGTGACCGCCTTCGCAAGCGTGTCGAACGCCCCGACGAGCTTCTGCATGAGCAGGTCGCCCCAGTAGACGTCGGTCCGGAATGGGAGGAAGCGCTTCGCCATGGATCAGACGCTCGGCGCCTCCTGGTTGGGGCCGCTCCACACCTCGATCTCGCCCTTGCCCTGCCAGTTCTCCCGGCACTCCGCGCGCGGGAACGCCGCCCCGATCTCCTCGAGCACGAGGTGGGCAAGGTGGCGGTCGTCGGTCTGGAAGAGCATCATCGGGTCCGAGCCCGCCTTGCCCGCCGCCTTGATCTTGCCGGCGGCCTCGCGCGCCGGGTCTCGCTTCGGGTCCTCTTCGATGTCTTTCGCCTTGGCCATTGCGGGTGCCTCCGGTCTCAGTGGTTGAAGAGCTCGACCCAGCTCATCTCGACGGTGACGCGAGCGGTTCCGCCGGCGCCCATCGCGATCGTGTTGCGAGCGACGATCCCCTCGTTCGCCGCGAGGATGATCGGCTCGGCGTTGAGGTCCTCGTTCGAATAGAAGAGCTGGAAGGATCCCTTCGCAACGGTGGCGGCCGCGGCGAGCTCCGAATAGCCGTCTTGCCGAAACGGCGTCGGGTCGAAGGTGTGCGTCCCGGCGGTGAGCGCGCCGGTCGTTCCGATCCGGATGTCGTTGAACGCCGAGTCGGGGAAAGGAACGCCGTTCGCGTGGAACGTGCGGTCCTTTCCGAGGCCCGTGGCAACGAGCGCCGTCCCGCCGGTGTGCGCGGCGGTGTACCCGGTCAGGCGCGACAGGTCGAGCCCGACCTCCTGCGCCGCCGTGAAGCCCGCGATCGTGACCCACTTGATGCGCAGGCGAGTGAGGATCGCGAGCGTCGGCTTGCCGGCTGCCGGCGCCCAGCGTGCGGCGAAGATGTGGCCCGCGGTCGCGCTGCCAGCCGCGACGCCGGTCAGGAGGCCCGTCGCCGGACCGATGGTGTAGCCGTTGCCGCCCTGGACGATCTGTTGTCGCATCTACGCGCTCCTTACCAGTAGCCCCAGCCCGGGAAAGGGCCGCGCTTGTCGGTGTCGATGGCCTTCGTGTTCGAGTTCTGCCCGCGGACGATCCCGAAGTAGGTCTCAATGCTCAGTTCGAGTCCCTGCGCCCGCGCCTCGAGCTTCGACGTGTCGAGGTCGTCCTCGCGAAGCATCGCGGGGATCGCGGTCCTGATCTTGATGAGCTCGACGAACTCGATGAGGATCGGGTCGATCCCGCCGCCCTGCCTGAACGTCATCGCGTTCGTGTCGACGACGCCGCCGAAGGCCGAGAGCTCCCAGAAGGAGTTGCCCAGGCTCGCGCCATCGGAGACGTAGACGCCGTCGCCGATCCCGATCTCGCTGTCCTCGTCGTAATCGGTCGCGCGCGTGAGCACCCACGGCGCGCCCGGGGTCATCGCCGTTACGACGTAAATCCCGTCGTTCACGGTCCCGAGCCGGACGAGGATGCGGTCGCCTTGCGCGGCAGAGATCGCGTCGATCGTAAGGACGCCGGTCGATCCGTTCTCGCTGAGGAACTTGCCGATCCCCGCGCCCGTCGCAACGAAGGCCGGGAGGCCCGTCGCCACGAGACGCGCAACCTGGCGGGGCGCCTTCGGCCGCGGGCAGTACCAAAGCCGGTAGTTCCCCGCGGCCCGAAGCGCGGGCTCGACGAAGATCGTCCGGCCCATGAGGCGCGCGCGGTCGGCGCCCGGCGGCACGCCCGGGAGTGTCCACGGGAACCACCGCCCCGGCGCCTTTCGGTTGTGCCAGTTGAAGGGGCCGAGGCTGTACTCGCTTTCGGTGTCGGGAGCGAAGACGACGTCGATTAGCGTGTGGAAGTTCCCCGGCGCGTTGAAGGACGCCGGGATCGCCGAGACGAGCGTGAAGTCCTGCGACGAGAACTGGAAGTCGGGCCGCGCCTTCACGGCCCGGTTCCAGACGTCATCAATGGCGTCGGTGAGCAGCCGACACCAATCGGAGAGCGTGACCCGCTGCGTGTTCTGGAGGTCGGCGCGAAACTGCGCACCGCCAATCAGTTCTGCGAACGTGGCCACGCTCTCCGTCTCCCCTCAGTAGTTGCAGGATTCCACGAACGCCTTGAGGGCGTCGCGGAGCTTGCTCTTGTCGGCGTCGGGGATGCCGAGGGCCTTGGCGACTTGACCGGCCGCCATGATCTGGTCCTCGTCCATGCTCTCGTCCTTGTCCCCCTCGTCGCCCTCCTCCTCCATGTCCGCGCCGTAGTCCTTGCCCTCTTTCTCGGGCCCCATGTCGTCGACCACCTCGTCGAGGAAGTCGGGCTTGCGTGCAGCGTTGGTCTTCATGCGGGCACCTCGTCGTACGTGACCCACTCGATCCGGACGGTCTGCACGGGATCGGCGACCGCCCAGCTCTGTTGATTGATCCGGAGCTGCCACGTCCCCGCCGATGCCACGTTGTCGGCGTTGAGGTTCCAGCTCCACCCGCCTTCGGTCGCGCCACCGGGCGGCGTGATGAAGGTCGGCATGACAGCCCCCAGGAAGGCGGGCTTGTAGGGGAGGATCTGCGCGACGTCCAAGAACATCGCGAACGTGTAGAGCCCGGCGGAGTTCCGGGTCACCGTCGCGAACTTCTTGAACTTCACGCTCCCGGCGGTGATGGCACCGCCAGAGACCGCAAACGACCCCGCCCAGGTCTTTCGACCTTTCATGAGGGACTGGGATCCGTAGAAGCTCACCATCGGAGCACCTCAGGTGAGCGTGATGGTGAGGTTGTACCCGGGCGCGTTGCACTCGAGCTGCGGGTAGCCGCCGACGAGCGCCTTGATCGAGCCGGTCGCCGGGTCCTGGAAGATCGGCGGGCCGGCGCCGAGCGCGGGCGGGATGATCGTGGGGAACGGAACGCCCCACGAGACGAGCTCCCAGGTGCTCAGGTTGAGCATCAGGATCTTGTTCTTGGGCGCGAACCGCGAGGTGAAGACCTCGATGGTTCCGTTCGGCGTCATGACCCGCCAGCCGGAGAACGAAACCGCGCCGTAGCGCGCCTTCGTGATCGTTGGCGTGACCGTGACGACCTGCTTCGACTGCATCGCCTTCGCGAGCACGGCCCAGGTCGACGGGGTGCAGAAGGCCTTGATGTCCTCCGCGCCCTTGTCGCTGAACTGGAGCAGCGTCGCGATCCCGTCGATGAACGCGCCTTCGATGTCGGACGCCGACGCGGTGACCTGGAGACCGATGAGGCGGTCGTCCTGGGTCGTGTCGACGCCGAACAGCGTACCGCCCGAGGAGGGCAGCCAGGCCTGCAGGCCCGAGAGCGCGATCACCGTGGCGCCGGTGTTGCGCGTGTTCTCGAGGAAGATGAAGTCGTTCGAGGAGGCGACCGAGTTGACGTTGGCGTCGACAACGAGCGTCCCCGCGTTCTGGTTCACCTTCTGGACGGTGAGCACGCCCGCACGGAGAGCGCCCGAGTTGCGAGACCCCGCGAACACGAGGCGGTCGCCCTTCGAGAAGTTCACCGTGAAGTTCTTGTCGGCCACGCCGCCCGCCGTGAGATCGCCCACCGTGAGAGTGGTGGACGCGCCCGCGGAGACGACGGTGCCGAGCGCCGGGAAGCCGTCCTGCCACATCTGGATCGCGGCGTGCTTGACGGTCTTCTTGATCGCCATGTCGATCTCGCGCTTGAGCGGCTTGACGAGCGCTCCCGCGCTCGCGCCACCCGCCGCGGCGATCCCGTTCAGGCCGGCGAGGTTGGTGAGCTGGATCGGCGTGACCGCGAACTGCACACCGACCGAGGGGGTCGTGGTGCCCGACGTGCCGATGACGTTCGAGGGAACGCCGGCACCGTCGAACGCGGTCGTGACCATGTCAGCCTGCCCGCCGACGACCTTGATCGTCTTCTGCTTGAGCTGGCCGTACAGCGCGTCCTGCCCGAACGACAGGTCCGCGATGTAGTTCTTGTTGCGGTAGACGCGCATCAGTTGATACGCGACGTCGGAAAATGTTGCGTCGGCCATTGGATGGCCCCCCTATCGAGAAAAGCCGATCAGTCGGCGTCGTCGTCGGGGTCGACTCCGAGCGAGGCGAAGAGATCGCGAGCGACCTCCTTGCTCGACCGCTTGTCGGGCCCGGAACGCGCCGCTGGCGGCGAACCGAGAGCGCTGGAGACGGTTTTTCTCGACGGGGTGTGCTTCTCGGGGGTCGTGCTTCTCTGCTGGGTCCCGTTGGACCCTGCCAACTTCTTCTCGATGCGGCGGGCGAGCGCCTTGATCGGAGGCTTCGCGTTGTACTTCTCGAAGTAGCGTTGGGCGGCGATCTCGACGAGATCGACCGCATCACGGCGCCCGGCCAGGGTCGGGATCTCCGTCTCGATCGAGTCGAGGCGGTCCGTGATGAGCTGGCGGACGAAGCGCTGGTCGTCGATGGCCTGGAGGGCGGTCTCCGCCTTCTCCACGCGCTCCTTGAGCGAGGCGCTGTCGCCCTTGATGGCCTCGCCCAGCCCCTCGACGATCTTCTTGAGCTCGACGAGCTCGGCGGTGCGGGCGGCCTTCCCTGTGTCGGGCGTGCCCTGCTTGGCGGCGGCATCGGCGGCCTCGTCGTCGCCCGCGAGCTTGGCGATCTGCTTGAGCACGTCCTCGACGGCGGCGGCGACGCCAGCCGGCGGCGGGGTGGGCTTCGGGGGCTCGACCTTCGGCGCCTCGATAGGCTTCGGCGCGGCCGCGGCGGTCGCGGGGGCGGCCTGGCGCTGGGCGGCGGCGCGGGCGGTGCGGCGCTCGCGCGCGCGCTTGAGGATGCCGCGCACGGCGGCCTCATCGTCCTCGGCCGGCGGCGTCTCCTTGTCGTCCTTCGCTTCGACCTTCGCCTTCGGGTCGGCCTCGTCGTCCTCGCCCTTGGCGGCCGCGGGCGCCGGCTTCGCCTTGCCGTTCGCATGGCCGTTCCCGCCGTCCTTCGGCGCCTCGGGCTCGAGGCCGAGCTCCGAGAGCACGCTCTCGAGGGAGTTCGGATCGTGCCCACCGCCTCCCTCGTCGTCGAACGAGAGGACGGGAGAGCCCGTTGGGGCGGGGATCGTGGCGGTGAGGTCGGGGGCGGCTTCGCTCATGCTGCGGCTCCTAGCTCGGCCATCGTCGGGGGCGCGGGCGCGAGCGGTGCGGGGGTGATGGGACGGATCGAGCTTCCGGAGAGATCGGGGACGCCGCCTCCGCCACCAGGACCGGGCGCCGGCGGGGGCGCCTTGGCGGCGGCCGCTTGCTCCTTGCGCGTCTTGATGTCCTCGATCCAGTTCGTGAGGAGATTGAGCCGGTCCTGCGGCATGTCCTCCGCGATGCCCTCGAGGTACTTCGCGCCCGCATACTCGGCGGCGTATCCGGACGGGTCGCCGAGCAGGATGTCCGGCGCCGGCTCGAAGCGGCCGGAGGTGAGCATCTTCGCGATCAGCTTCTCGACGGCGCGGCGGGCCTGCTGCTTGACGTCCAGCTTCGCCTTGAGGTCGGGGAACTGGGCGATGTCCCGGAACTCGTCGATCGTGATCGCCTGCGCCTGCAGGAGGTCAGCGGCCGCAGCGAGCTTGCCCGTGGGGGTCGATGGCAGAGCGCCGATCGGGAACGGCTCGATGATGTAGTCGGTCTCATCGAGGCCGAGCGCCGAGACCTTCACCTTGCGCAACCACCGACCGTTGGGCGTCTTGAGGTTGATCTCGTAGTCGGGGATCTTCGCCACGGCGTCGAGCAGCCGGTCCGCGAGGTCCACGTGCGCCTTCTGGTAGTCGAGGGCAACGAGGGAGAGGCGGTCTTGGTTGATCTCGTTCCACTCGCGCTGGGCGGGCGCGCTGTTAAGGCCGGCGGGGCGCGTGCCAACGGCCGCGTTCTGATTGATCCCCGTCATCTCGAAGCCCTTCGCCCACGCGCGGTCTTCCTCGGTGGTGAGGTCGGGGCCGATCACGGAGGGCGTCGACGGGCCTTCGAGGACGACGCCGGGTGGGATGGCGATGACGTCGCCGATCGCCTCGCTGCCGGCGGTGACCTCGACGTTGCCGGTCCCGGTCTTCTTCCACTGCGGGATGGCGTGGCGGCGGATGATCTGGGACTTGCGGTTCGAGATCCCGTCGATCTCCTGCTGGAGGTCCGACACGATCGCCGCGATGCTGACCGGGTACGGCCCGATCACGTTCGCCGACCAGCCGAAGAACACGAACGGGAAGTCCTGGTCGGTCCAGACCTCGTCGAGGAGGAGCGCCTTGTCGGTGACGACGACGTGCCGCCCCTTCCGCCCGCCGACGGGGAGCCGCCAGAGCTCGTAGACGAGGCAGTGCTGATCCGTCGCCGTGTGGTCGGGGAGGACGAGCCCCTCCGACGATGAGTCGCGGATGTCGTCCTCGAGCTGGCGGATGACCGCGGCCCGCTCCTCGCTCGTCTCCTCGTCGATCTTCGGGACGAACTTGTCGATCAGGGCATCGCGATCGGCCGGGAAGCGCTGGACGAGGATCGTCGGCTTCCCGCGGTGCGCGTCGCTCCGGTCAAACATGCACTCCCACGCCGGGACGTGCTCGACCTCGGGCCCGTCGTCCTCCTCGAGGACCTTCGCGCTCCCGAGGTCGAAGACGCAGGCGTGGAGGGCCGCGCGCCGAAGCTGCGACTCCGAGTCGGTCTGCTGGAGAAGCGCGTTCGCGGCGTCGGTGTTGCGCTCGCCGCGTTCCTGCTGCGCCGGCGTCCCGCCCTCGGTCGTGAACTGGACGCGCGTCTCGGCCTTCGCGAAGCGCGAGAGGGCCGTGTCGACGAGCGTGCG